CTTACACTCACACCCTTGGCTGAGGTACCTAATCTGCTCAATGAAGTCATCACTGGTACTGCCATCAGGCATGTAGAACTGGTAGAACACCTCGTCTTTAGTGAGGTCTCTGATAGCCTCCTCTACTGCCCCCTCCATTTTCAATCCCTCGATGATGTCCCGACGAGTGAGGTTCTGGTTCAGTTTGTAGGAGACAAGCCCCAAGAGGCTCCTGAGTTTAGTCTCTTCGAGGTGCCAAGAGGCGAAGGGAACCTTACGCTTAATCATGTTGTACTCTAGGTATCGCATGACTTCTGTCTTACCGATCCCTGTGGGAGCCTTGATTACCGTGAAGTGACCCTGCATCAAGCCCATGATCTTGTCGTCTAAGGCTTCGATACCGGTAGGGACATAGTTGTAGTTAGGGGCGTCCCTGAAGAGTTCTACGAACTGGTCAGAGGTGTTCAGGATATTCTCGGGGGTGTACTTACGAGCATTCCACCAAGCATTCGTGAAGTCCCTACTGGCGTTATTCTGTAGGAACTCATTGGCATCCTTGTAAGGGGTATGGTTGACCCTGTAGGTTTTGTTAGGGAACAGGTTGAAGATCTTGGCAGCTACAGCATCCCCAGCAGTGTCAGAGTCAACACTGAGGATGATCTTGTCAAAGCTGTCTAGCCAATCCTTACACTTCTCCCAGAGCCTCTTGGAGGGGGTAGCAGAGGGCAAGGAGACTACAGGGTTAGTCCCCCTAGAGGAAAGCATCTCCTGCACTGAGAGAGCGTCCAGTTCGCCCTCAGTGATGGTTACGATCTTTGCGCAACCTGCAGGAAAAAGGTTCATCCCAAAGAGTTCATCCTGAGACAGTCCTTTAGCTGAGAAGGTCTTGGGTAAAGTCCTTACCTTCTTTCCACCGGAGGGGTAGATGTACTCTTGGCGAAAGACTTGCCCCTCACCATTCCGATAACTACGAACATCATACAACTCCATAACTCGACTAGAGATACCTCTATAGGCGAGGTACTCGTGGGTCTTTAGTTCTGGGAGCAGGTCGTCTAACTCCATGTCATTACTCCTATCTCTTCTCTTAAGAGGTTCATGTAAGTCGAAGAACCAGTCATTGCAGGACTTACAGTGTCCTATACCTTTCTCTTGATTCCAACTGTAGGCATCACTACTTCCACACCCTTCCTTGTTCGGGCAGGGCTGATGGTGGATCTCCATACTACAACTCCTTTTTGCAGTCAGCCGAAGAAAACTACACCACCAAGGTTTACAGGTCAAGAGCCTAACTGTAAAATCTCTCTTAAGAGAACTTTAGAGAACACTAGCTCTTACCTCTAACCAGTAACTAGGAGTTTGTAAGACTATAGATTCTCTATAGAGTAACTTAAGAGGGCTTTCCACTCCAGGCCTATTTCTATCGGGGGTCCCTATTTCCCACGGGGGTCTATTTCCATCGGGGGCCTCTGTTTCCCACCCGGGCCCATTTCTATCCCAGGCCCTATACTAACCCCTGGCCTTGCCCCCGGCCTGGTCCCTGGCTTAGCGCCAGGGTTAGATCCAGGTCTAGCCCCAGGCCTGGACACTCACGCACAAAAAAACCTAGCCCCAAACCTGGAGCTAGGCTATAGTCTTACCTAAGGGCTAGGGTTAGGTGATAGTTACTGGTACCCACTCCCCGAGATACATAGCGGTTAGAGTACCGGTTAGATCGTCAATATAGACGCGGCTATAGGTGGGGCCAAAGGCATATTCCGTGGCTGTTTTCTTAGGGTATGCCTTATGCAAGGGCTTACCGATCTCCCTAAGCGGTATTCTGGTGCGGTGGCTAGGGCCAATGTGAAGGGTTACATACGGGGTTTTCATCGGGGTTATCTCCTATGTGGAAGGTTGAGGGGCGACCTAAGCCGCCCCCTAGTGGTCACTGAAGGCGACCATAGAATTGAATATGGGGTTCGTAATGATAGAGTTCGTCTATCAAGTCAAACTCGTTACCGAAGTATTCCTGAAGCATACTTGCGACCGCCTCGGGGTTGTTGAGGACAATATCTAGGAAAGCCTGCCGGTCTTGGTCATCGGCCTTTTCTTCGCTGTAATGTGTCCAGTTACGCCCCCATGACTGCGCATAACCGGTACCATAGCTGTACTCGATAACCTTGGGGTCACGCTCGATAACTAGCTGCGACCAATCGGCGGCTATCAGGGCATCCCTAAGCTCTGACGCGAAGCCGAGGTCTTGGGTTTCCCTAGCGGTATGCTGGTTATAGTAACCCACAGACAAGTTCGTACACTCTGGGACTAGCTCTGCATACTCGTTGGAGTCTGTATAGGAACCCGTATCGTCAGGCCGTTGGCCTAACCCGAGGATCTTGTCTAGGGATACTGCGAAGGCATCACTACAGGTGCGCATCCCCATCTGGTGGGTTATGATACTTTCCTTGCCCTTGCGGTCGAAGGAAATCACAGCCTGTATCTTAGACAACCACTTGGGATTGTCCTCGACCAAAGCCTTAGAGCCGAGGCAACCGGATTCCTCGTTGGCATGGATCACATAGACCCCCTCGATACCGGCATCGATCATCTCTAGGATCAACCATACGCCTGTGGCACAGTCTGCACCCAGACAGTTGGACTTGGAGCCTTTAGCTAGGCTAACAATGTCGTTCTTGATCTGGATAGTCTGCATACCATCGTCGCTATGGACGCTATCGTAGTGGGCTGCAAAACAGATGGTTGGGTTCTTGCCTATGATAAGCTCATAGTTGCCATGCTTGTCGGGATACCCGAAGGTAGGATGTAGGAAACGCTGGCAGAAATCCTTTATGCTATCGGTGCCATGCTTGCGCTTATACTTGAGCATTGATGTGAGACTATGCACTGGCTTGTTCCTCATGTTCTATAGCGGTCTTATCGTATTCGCCTGTATTTTCGTTATAGATGTAAACATAGTTTCCATCCGTTGCGTTAAAGTGGTCGAGAGCCTCACGGCTAACTGACAAGCCCTCGCCTAGGTTACAAAGCTCGGTCATTTCATAGGCAACCTCATTCCAATCACATAGGAAATACTCGCCATCCTCAAGCTGGACTATACTCACACGGTCATCAGTATCGGCAAGCTCGAAGGTATCGTCTAGCTGCCAAACATCGCCATTTGTTACCTCTATGGCATTGTTACTGGTGCAATGTTCACACCATGTTTCTGCATAGTGGCGAGAATATCTGTTTGCCATATAGACGGTACTAGAGTCTTCCCTAAAACCTTCCTCATGGCAATGCTCGCAGTGGATATAGGTTTCCCCATAGCAATAAGAGCAATAGGTTTCCCCATTGTCATTATGATAGACATCATCTCCGTGTACACGGTCTCCACAAGCCACACACTCTGGCCTTTCATCTTGACCTAGTATGCCAGTGTAACAGTTACCGTCTATTTCACCCCTAGAATCAATCTGGAGGTAATTCGGGGACGCATCTGTTAGCCACTTTGTGCGAGTGTCGATATAGGGAGCTACATATCCACCATCATAGGGGATAGACTTGAGTAAAGCCCCAGACCAATCGCTATCATAGAAGTCTCCACAGTTTTCTGGGAGAGCTGCATGGATCAGATCATAGGCTTCCTCTGCCACGGCATAGATAGGGCCGGGCTGGGGTGTCTCTGGTTCCATCCATACTACACACCGACCACCGATCCGACCTTGGCGATCTTCTAACCAGATGATCTCGAATTCCCCACTAGCGTAAGCCTCAGCGGGGTGGTTAGGGAGATGCTCAAACTCATAACGCATACAGCTAGTGCATAGCATCTTCTTAGCCACAGTCGTAGCGAGGTTCTGGTCCGGTGCTCTAGTGTGAGCGTAAGCATGGCGGAAGTCCTCTGCTTCCCTACCCCGCTTCACAGTCCATTCCTTAGCAAAAAGATCGTCCTTGATCCTATCAACTAAGGTGTCAACCTCAACGTCAGTCAAGACCGGAAACATACGCCTTAGAGCCCGACCTATACGCATCGGGGTACGAGCAGTGCGACCATTGGCCCTAGCGTCTACCGTGGGATAGATCACTAGGCAGTTAGGTTCGTCAAGGTCTACGTTCGGCCAGAACACTCTGACAATATCTCTGGCCTTGCGGCGCATATCGAAGTATTCGTCATAGGTCTGCCCTATGCCTTCACATATGCCCTCAGTACGTTCCCGAGTCATAATCTCAATGATATACTGAGTGATAGACGCAACCGCACGATCCTTTAGACCGTCACCTTCTAACCACGAAGCCGGGTATTCGACCCCGGAAAGAGCCTTAGCAAAGTCTCTCATAGTTACCTCCTAGAGTTAAGTTTAGTTATAAAGGCAGTATGGTTCCCAGTTATGGTCAAAGTTATAAGCATAGGGTTCACCACAGCCACACTTGCATACTGGTGCATTAGCGGTTACTGGGGGCTGGCCCTCTAGCCAGTTACCTTGGTCTACATAATAGGTGAAGTCAGAGATATCCTCCCTGGACATCGTAGGTATTTTTCCCATAGTTTCCTCCTAAGTAAGATAGTTAGACCCGCCCCTAGAGACGAATCACAGGACACACCTATCCTGCCCCTACAGACTACCACACAAAAGGGTCTAGTGGAAGCGCTATGTTCGCCTCTAGGTAGTGGCTTTAGGGTGATCTGGACTTATGTTTTCTATGGTCTGGACTTATGCTGACAGCCGAAGGTAATGACTGGGGATATTCTTTAGATTCCCCAATGGGTTAACTGCAAGTCTACTCCGGTATGAAAGGGGGTTGGGGGTACTCTGGGTTATCTTAGTTTATGCTTGGGGTGTAGCCAGGCCTGGCCCCTAGCGATCAAAAAAGGTTACACCAAAGCTTTAACTCCGGCTTATAACCCACTGAAGACAATAACTTATTTCCTATCCAGGGTCTAACCCTGGGGCTAACCCTGGAGCCTGGCCTGGACCTATTCCCACGGGAGCCCTAAGGTCTAACCCTGGAGCCTGGCCTGGACCTATTCCCACGGAGGCCCCTGGTTCCTGGCCTGGAGCCTGGACTATTTCCTATCCGGGGTCTAACCCTGGAGCCTGGCCTGGGCCCTGGCTTAGGTCTATTCCCACGGTGGGCCCTATTTCCTACCCTGGGGCCTGGCCTGGGCTTACCAATAGG